ACTCGCCAGCCTCAGCTTCGAGGCCGTGAAGTCCTCGGCCTCGGCACCGGAGCACGAGTAGATCTTCTGCACGAAACGGTTGATCGTGACGTTGTGCTGGCGGTAGTACTCGTTCGCGGTGACGGCGTTGCGGTACATCTCGCTCGACATGTGCCGCTCGATGGCATCTGCCGCGAATGCCGTCGCCGACGCCGCCTCCTTGAGGTCGCCATCGGTCACCAAAGGCCCCTTAGACAAGCCGCTACCTCCCTCCAAAGAATGGGTTTACCTGCTCTTTCGCAGGCTTGTACATGCGCAGTGTTGCCACGCCGTAACGGAGCGCGTCGCAGCTGTGGTCCTCGACCTTGACGGGCTTGTCGCCGTCCGCCTTGGCATCCCAGCAGTAGCCGCCGAGCTCGCCTATCAGCCCTGCGCAGGCGTCGGAGATGCGCACCGTGCCGTTGCCCAGGCACACCCCCGTCTCTCGTATGCCGTCCGCGACGTCGTTGCGCCCCTTCTTGGTCTTGAACCCGGCCTGCCGCATCGCGGCGATGAAGCTCGTGGCGCTCGGGTCGATGATGAACGTGGGCGGCTTGCCCAGCCCGCGCACGAAGTCGGCCATGTCGGCCACATAGTCGGCGTCCGTCTTCTGGTGCCCCGTGTCGCGGCCCGAGTAGCGGTACTCGTCAACCGCGTGCCACACCTTGCCGTCAAACGCCCACAGCAGCGCCGCGAAGGCGTTCTGCGTTCCGTAGTCGCAAGACACCGCGTACTTGGCGGCGCTGCCCGTATATCGGCTCTCGAGGGCACCCTCCCACTCGGGGTAGACCAGGCCCTCGGCCAACGTCCACTTGCCCAAGATGTAGCGGTCGTAGTACACGCCGCTGCCGTAGTCCTTGATGAGGGCTTCGATGACATCCGGTGCCAGCGCACCGTCCCAGATCGTGTAGTCCTGCCTGTAGATGTCGCTGTCGCCGTCGAGGAACCGCTTGAACCAGTGGTTCGGGCTGTCGGGGTTGCAGGTGCCGTCGAAGTGGCTGTGCTCGCAGCGCAGGCGGCTCTTGAGCATCTGGAACACGTCTTCGCTCCACGTGGCGACCTCGTCGCCGTAGACCCACTCGAACGTGGCGCCCTGAATCTTGGATACGCTTGTCTTCTTATCCGCCCCGAGGCAGTAGACCTTGCGCCCGAATATCTGGGCCGTGTTGTCCCGCCCGATCTGGCTGACGACGTCTTCGCTGTAGAGTGAGCGCATCGGCTCGAGGATGTTGCGCTCGAGCGTCGAGCGGGTGTTCCCGATCATCACCGCCAGCCCCTCGCCCCTCATGGCGAGAAGCCTCTGCGGTATGGTCACGGCTATGTCGACGTAGCTCTTGCCCGAGCCCGTCGCCCCGCACTTCACGTTGTAGCGGTGCGTGCAGTTGGCGAGGTACTCGCGCTGCATCCTCGTGAGCGGCATCGGCTACTCGTCCCCGCCGATTGAGGACGGCACGGACAGCACCAGCTCCTTGGCGGCCTTGAGCACCGCCGTGTCGGTGGTATCCATGATGCGCTGCGCCTTGGCGTACTCCTGCGGGTACTTGCGCTCCAAAAGCCACGCCGCCGCCTGCCAGCTGTCGCCGCTCGCGTCCATGATGCGGCCCACGAGCGTCGCCTTGCGCTCGACCTCGGCCTTTTTTAGAACGTGACACAGTTGACGCTGATTGTCTGTTCGGGGGTGGTTGATCCAGCGGCTGTATGTCTCGCGTGCGACCCCGAGATACGCGGCAATGTCCTTGTCGGTCATTCCGGCACGGCACAGGCGGACGGCATCCTCGATGCCCTCCTTGGTCAGTTTTTCACGCCCTTTTCCCGCCACAAAATCACGTTTCCGCTGGTAGATAGCCATATGGAAACGCGAACGTTCCCACCTTTTTACGCACGTGGACAAGCGCGTGCGTTTGCCCACGAGCGTAAAAAGGGGGTAACGTTTAAAGAAAAGGCCCCGGTTTCCCGGGGCCTTTCGGCTACTCGACCTTGGTCGGCTTGATTCCGATTGCCTCGGCCAGCCTCTCAAGCGCCTCCGTCCAGCTTCTGCCGTCTGTGCGCGGCCTGACGTATGCGGTTGCTCTCCGCCTCCTCCTCGAGCCGCCTCTTCCGCTCCGCCAGATAGCACCCCTTGCACAGCCTCCACTTCTTCGCCTGCGCCGACGTGTCGAACACGGGCCGCGCATCGCACACGATGCACAGCCCATCCGTTCCGGTCGAAAAGCGCCCGTACCGCTGCCGCGCGTGCCTCACGGCGCTCGGCGTCACCCTGAGCTCCGCCGCGATCTCCGCCGCCGTCCGCTCCGGGTGCGCCTGCATCCGCCCTATCATCTCATCCGTCCACAGGACGTAAGAGGAGCGCCCCTTCCGGAGCGCCCACTCGTCCCTCAACGGATGTGTTGACTTTGTAGATGGGCCTTTTGGCCCATCTCCTACAGGTAGCCTACACGCCATTCGCATACCCCCATCGCGCTCGGTTTGCTTCGACCACCATACCAAGCGCCGGGGACTACCTCACGCACGGCGCTCGATTATCGCCCCGCACTTCGGGCAATGGACGGCTTCATACGCAAGCATGTCCCCGAAGCCGATATGCTCCCAGATCTGCCCATCCCATCCGCAGTCGGAACAATGGAAGTAGCCGTCGACCATCCGCTTGCCCGGGATGAACGGATCCTGCTTGTGCTCGACAAGGTCGAGGCACGTCTGGCGGTCGATTAGGTCGGCAATAGAAAGGGCCTCTACGTCTCTAATAGCCTGCTGACTGTCGTACACCCGGCGGTCGAGAAGCTCCGTCAGAAACTCGTCAATGTCGACGAAGGACCCGAACGTTCCTGGTATTCCATAGTTCCTAGCGCTTACCATATCTCGCAGGTTCTTGGCCCTCTCGCGGCGTTCCTCGTCGGTAATCATTCGCCCTCCTTGCGCTGGAATCCGAGCTGTTCGGTTATGTCTTCCTCGTTGAACATCCACGCGTACATATCGAACACTTCGTCTGAGCCGTCGATGACGACCTTCCGTACGTTCACCTCTTGCAGGCGGCCATCCTTGCACATGACCACGGCAACCGGCTGACGGATTTTACCCGTATCCCTGCTGAATGAGGACATGCAGCAGTCGAGATCGGTGGTCGTCTTGTCGTATACGCCGACGAGCAGTGCTTTCTCGTAGCCGGTCTTTGAGTCCGTCTTGAACGACTGGACGAAGCACGGCACAAGGTTGCTAGTCAACATCAGTCCTCACCTTCTCCAGCTTGCGCCCGCAGAACGGGCAGAAGTTAATCGGGGTGCTCCATGCGAACGGCGGGTCGGCAACAATGACATACTCGCCGTCATTTGGCTCATTTATCCACATCTCGACCCCCTCTTCGTCATCGCCGAAGTTGAAATGCGGCTTTCCGCAGTAGGGACAATCGCTAGGCATCGCCCTCACCCCTCAGTTTGTGGATGCGGTCGGCGATGTCGCGCATAACAACCCTTTCGCAGGTTTCGCCTTTGTCGGCAATGCACGATGAGCAGTCGCACGCGCTTTTGCCAAAATAGGCGCAGGCTTCATAATTCAGCGCGTCCGCGCCCCTGCCCAAGTCCTCTTCCAACTTCTCCCATGTGTCTGGCGTGGTGAGGTACACGAGTGCCGGATCGAGTGCAAATCCACGGTCGGTAATCGCACGCCATTTGTTCGACCATCCGTCACTCAAATCAAAGTCCGTGGTGAATGTCCAGCGCACGATGCTATATACGTTCCCGACACGGTTGAACAGCGCCACGGTATCTAGAGGTATCTCTCGTCCCTCGGCATCTCTCGGCAATTCGACACTCATAGCCCAAACTCCTCGTAGTCGCGGCACTCGTCGCGCTCGTCCTCGCAGTACAGCAGGTTTCCCATAAGCCACGCCGCGGCCCACTTCGCCAGGCGCCAGCGCCCCTCCTTGCGGTCGGGCGCCTCCGCGTCGTAGGCGCGCTCGAACTCGAGGTGGCAGTAGCCGTAGTCGACATGAATGTCGCTGCCGCAGAAGTGCCTGCAGTTCCCGCACATCCTAGGCTCGCAGGCCCCACCGAAGCTGCGCTCGATAGCGGCGTCGGTCACCCCCATCGGGTAGCC